CGTGGATGATCGAGAACAACGTAGCCACTTCGATCGAGGTGTCGGCCAGTATGCCGGGCCTCAATCGGGTAACGTTGCGCATTGACATCGAGGCGGACGCGGGCGTCAACACGTTTGAATATACTGAAAATTGGAGGGCCATGTCGTGAGCTTACAAACCCCGACCACCAAAGAGATCAACGACAACATCATCGCGCAGCTTGAGGCAACGCTTAACCAGTCCATACCGTTACTTCCTAAGTCGTTTCTGCGCGTACTGTCGAAAGCTTTAGCGGGCGTTTTCGTCATACTTTACAAATACGGCGGCTTCATGTTCTTACAAATTTTTGTGCAGACCGCCAGCGCGAACCCTACCGACATTAACGGCGAGACGGTTACCCCGCTCACCGCATGGGGGCGACTCGTCGGCGTGGGCGACCCCGTTCCGGCCACGAGTGCAGAGCTAACGATTGACATCACCGTCGAGGTGCAGACCGGGACGCTGCCCTCGGGTACACAGCTTGTTAGCGAAGACAACGGCGTCACGTACATAACCATCGGTGTGGTACCCCTAACCGCCGCCACCGTATCGGCCACCGTTCGGGCCGCATCCGATCAGGCAGGCGGAGGCGGAGCGGGCGCACTGGGCAATCTTGAGGTTGGTGCCGTTTTATCATTCGCGAACCCTTTGGCCAACGTGGCACGCGCCACCGTTGTGACAGCGCAGACCGTCACCGGGGCGAACGCAGAGGCCACGGAGGTGTACCGCCAGCGAGTGCTTGACAGGTTCCAGAAACGGCCGCAGGGCGGCGCGTACGCAGACTACGAAGCGTGGGGCGAGGAGGTCGCCGGGATCGTGAGCGTTTACCCGTACACCAGTGATTGCCCCGGCCAGGTCGACGCGTACGTCGAAGCAACCGTGGCGAGTTCAGGTGACCCCGACGGGATACCAACACCGGCGCAATTGCAGGCCGTGCTTGACTCGATAGAACTGGACGACAACGGGCTGGCGTCACGGCGACCGGCTAACGCCTTGGCGAACACCTTCGCGATTACGCGAAAAAGCTTTGATGTTGCGGTTACCGATCTGATAGTCGACAACCCGACCGAGGTGCAGGCGGACGTCACCGCCGCGATAACAGAATACTTTCTAGACCGCGAGCCGTTTATCGTCGGCCTGTCGGTACTTCCACGACGGGACCGAGTGACGAGCAGCGCGATAGGCGGGGTCGTTGATGACGTCGTGAGCGCTGCGGGCGGGATATTTAGCACCGTGGTAGTGACCGAGACCGGGGGCGGCTCCGCCGTACTGTACGAGCTACAGATCGGCGAGAAGGCGAAGGTGTTCGCGGTGACATTCCCATGATATTTTTCCGAGTATTCCAGCACCTATTGCCCCGCGCTAGAGCGTGGCGGCTAACGATCACTAAGCAACTCCGCGAGTTTTTCGAAGGGCTCGCCCAAGAGGGCGCAGAGATCAAAGAATTTTTCGACCTGATATGGATCGATATTTTCCCAGACAGTACCCGAGAGCTGAACGCATGGGAGGAGCAGTTCGCCTTACGCAGCACCGGCGGAACGGAGCAAGAACGACGTGACCGGCTAGCTGCCGCATGGCGAGCGCTGGGAGGGCAAGACCCTCGGTATATACAGGACACGCTACAGGGTGCAGGGTTTGACGTGTACGTCCACGAATGGTGGGAGCCAGGCAGCGAAGCAGCGCCAGACGTTAAGGCGTGCGCAACCGCGCGGAACCCGTTGCTATGGCTAACCACGGACAACCCGGCCCCCGGCTCGGGCGAGTCGGTGACGTGTGCCGAGCCAGACGCGACATGTGGCAACCCGGAGGCGACCGCCCGAGTCGGTGCCGCATCGGGTGGAATCCCAGGGTACCCACTGGTTAACCCCGGCGGCTCAGTCCGTCGTGCTCTTACCGTGACGTGCGGCAGCCCGGCCTCAACGTGCAACGGCGCGGCGGTGACAAGCGGGCACTACTTGAGCACCGAACGGGTGCCCCGTGAGATCGTGATACCAACAGACCCGACTAAATGGCCGTATTTTTTGTACATCGGCGGCGCGGTATTTGGCGAACAGGCGACGCTAGCCGCGAGTAGACGAGACGAATTCGAGGCGTTGTGCCTCAAAATATGCCCAGCTCAGCAGTGGCTCGGGATCATAGTAACTTACGCGTAGGGAGCGAACACCATGGCTAACAATCCATCGACATTAACAGGGTACAACGGGCAGACCGCAGCCCCGGACGCATCATACCCGCACGGCTCCGCCCGTGACGACGTAGCAGCGGGAGACCTCACCGGGACACCGCGAATCGCGGGAGAGATAAACGACATTTTCGGCTTACAACAGGCGCTACTCGCGTTTGCTGATATCACCCCGAGCGGGGTGCCCGACAACGTGGTCACCTCCCAGTACATGCAGGCACTCGCCCAGATGTCCGCCTCGGGCGACAGGTACGCCGACGGCGGGGCGGCGAATAATTACGTACTTTCCCCGATGCCTGATCAGGTGGCGGTCGAGTCCTATCGAGACGGTAGCCGGTTTACCTTCTCACCGGGGGCGACCAACACAGGGGCGACGATCACCGATGTGGCGGGCCTTGGGATTAAAGACATACGCGACGAAGGCGGCGCAGCGTTAACGGCCGGGGCGATCACTGCGGGCGTGCTGGCCGCTATTCGCTATGTCCTGTCGGATGACTGGTTCGTGCTTGAGACGGGCGGGGGCGTGCGCGGAGACGGCGCGAAGAGTTACCGCGTCGTATCATGCCAGCTTGAGCGGACTTTCGCAGGGAGCCAGTGGGCGATAGTCGACGTGCCCGGACGCCCGCCAACCGGTGTATCGTCCGTTTCGGAGGTCGGGGGTGAGTTGATCCTGTTCTTAGACTTTGTTTCGGCGAGCGAAGGGGCGGTGACGATCACGCCTAACGACGAACTGAACAAGCGCGGCGTGCGCACGGGGGCCACGGCGAACGCGAACTCGATACTTGTCTCGATGACCGCACCATTCGACGCAGAGATCGAGGGGTCGAACGTCGTGGCCTCCGGGTTTTTCGGCGCAGCGGGCGGCGACTGGAATGTCGTTGTCGACGCTCCGGGCGGAACGTACACGTTCACCCACGCATCACAGGGCGAAGGACTCGCGGGCGGTACGCCGGTCATGGCGGCCATCACCGACGGAACGCCAGCTAACCCGCTGCTAGAAACAAATAGCGGCGTGGTTGTCGCGGCGGCGGATGCCGACGGGTTCACCGTCCACGCGATGTCTCCGATCGCCGGGAAGTGCGACGGTAGCGTGATGGAGACCCAAAACGTGGGGGCGAGTACGGCCGTTTGGGACGGCACCAACAAGCTGACCGTTACACACCCTCCGGCGGCTACGCGGCACGGCACCTCGATCGTATCGTCTTTCGATGCGTACTCCGTGGCTTTTTCGGGTACGGTTTCAATGACAGAATTCGAGGTTAACTACATGGACGTGGCCGCAGGGGTGCGTTTTAGCGGGGGCAGTTCGCCTACGACTATTCACTACCGCCGCGACGGTGACACCCTTTCCGAGATCGAGGACAACACGCGGGCGAAGGTACACCGGGACGCGGTGCCGGTCGATGTCGCGAAAGTTGTCGCGCCGGGGCCGAGCGCCCTAACGTATCGCATAAACGTATTAGGAATATTCGAGGTATAACCCAATGGCTAACAATCCATCGACGCTAGTAAACTACACAGGGCGAACCAACGCCCCGGACGCGAACTACCCGCACGGCTCCGCACGAAATGACGCCGTGGCAGGGGACCGAACCGGCACCCCCAGAGTGGCGGCAGAGATTAACGACATTTTTGGCTTACAACAGGCGCTACTCGCTTTCGCGGGTATCACACCAAACGGCGTACCGGACACCGTGGTCGCTTCGCAGTACATGCAGGCACTCGCCCAACTCGCAGCGTCCGGCGCGTCGTACGAAGACGCCACCGCAGCGCCGGACGGCACCGCGTACACGTTGGACCCGATGCCGGACCAAGTGACCCCGGCGGCGTTGCGTGACGGTATGCGGGTCGCATTCATCCCCGCCACGACAAACACGGACGGCTCG